GCAGCGATCAGGGCATTCTTGATCTCCTGAGGATCATACTCCTTACCATCAAATGCTACCTTACCTGGTGTTACCTCGTTACCTTTGCCATCGGCTCCAGCACCATCAGCACCAGCACCGTTAGCATTCTCCTCAGGAACACCCACTGTTTCAATCTTAGCCAAACCACGCTTGACCAGATCGTTTACCCTGGAGAGATCATCCGTTTCCAGATGATCCCCAGGATTATAGACGGTCTTGTGATCTGACTTATCCTTGAATTGCTCCACTACCAGGAGCACAAACAGGATAGAGGTTGTGATCAGCTTTTTCATTTCTATTCGCTTATTAGTTGGTTAGACGATTAGCCCTCAGGCACAGCGTTCTCAGATGGAGCCACGTTGTTTTCGTATTCGTACTTAGTCCAGTACATACGCTCGTTACCGTTGGCATCAGCTGGCACCTCTTTCTCCACGAAACCACGCACCTGTACACACAGGATAGCGTCAATCTCAGTAAAGCAAGGAATCATACGTGCTGATCCCTGGGTGTACTCAGCTGAAACCTGGTTGGTAGATTCACCAGTACGCCACTTAGCGATACGAATACCGTTACCAGCGTTCATGTAATCCACGTTCTCCTCCTCCATCAGCTCACTATCCTCAATGGCTGGCTGGATCTCACCGATCTTACCAGCAGGCTTAATGGCGATAAAGTTGTGATCCCACGGATCCAGGGTGTTACGCTGGCCATCCTTATCAATGGCAAACTTACGTGTGATCACAGTCACACCAGGGATGTTGTTCTCTGTCAGCAGAGCTTTGAACTCTGATTCAGTTACAACCTGAGCCTGTTTGTCTGTGCCATGAGCAAGCAGACGTGTGGTAGGATCCATCCTCAGCCAGAAATACAGATCCTGGCTCATCAGAATCTCACCAGGCTCAATGCCACGGTTACGCAGATCTGCACAGATCATTGCAAGTACCAGGATAGGCACTACCTTACCAGCCTTAGTGTTGGCTGTAGTCCAGTTGAACGCTGTCATCAGCTTGTTCTGCTCTGACATCAGGTAGTCGATCTCATACTGACGGCCTCCAGGGTTGTTGATAGATGGAGTGAACTGTACCACACCCCAGTGAGACATCACGGAGAGGATGATAAAGTCCATAACATCCTTACAGCCCAGGTAAGCGTCCTGAACATCGTGCTTGAGCGTCTTTTCGATCTGCTTAACCTTTGCGCTCTCAACGAGACGTGGGTTTTCGTAGATCTCCATCAGCTTACGATAGTCCCTTGCAGTCATTGGGAACTTGTGACCTACACGTGGTATGTCATTTGCCCAAATGTCGAAACCATCAGAACGCCTCAGAGGTGTAGGAGATTCGTCACCCAACAGGGTAGCCATAAACCTCATACGGTACTTACCTACAACAGCCTCAGCTGTCAGGCTCATCTGTGGAGTGTTGAAATCAAACCACTCATCACAGTACATCTTCTGGAAAAGAGCTACCTCACGCTCAGAGGCCTTATCAAAGGTCTTTTTCCAGGTAGCCAGAAAATCAATGGGAGCACCCTCTTTGTGCAATCCCTTGAATGTTGAAAATATTGATCTCATTTCCTAAATCTTTTAAGGGTTAGTAAGACTGGGAAAGTTTCACATGAGGATTACCAGCCAGAGCCATGCCAGAGGCATTTTTCTGAGAGGCTGGGATCTTCTGCACACGCCTCTCCAGGAGAGCGTATTGCATAGTGTCAGCGCACACGTCAATGGCGGTCTCGAACTCCTCAACCTCCACATCCTTGATGGTGACTGCCTTACCAGTAAACCTTTCAGCAGCGTTATGAGAGGCATCCTCGATAACCTCCTCCAGAGTGTTACCCACAGCAAGGCCAGAAATAACCTTATCCAGGGTGATTACATACGTGCTCTTTGTCTTTGTGATGTTAGCGATCTGGGCAGCATTAGCAAAGGTGCCAGAAATGGCATCTGCAATGGCAACCTTATCGCCAATACAGAACACAGGAGCAAAGAACTCGGCAACTTTCAGAGATACTTTCTTAGCATCGTCTGAATCAATGTCCACAACCTCAGCGGTTTTCAGGATCTGCACCTTTCTGGTCTGCTCATCAAAAGTGGCAACAGTACCAATAGGGATGATGTCACCCTTATTGAAATGCTGGTTTTCCACATCCAGATTGAAACCACCAGGAACAATGCTGGGAGATCCTGTAAAGACTGGGCGTGAGCCAGTGAAAGAATCTTTTGTACGTTTCATTTTGCTTTTTATTTAGCGGTTATTGACTCCAGCAAGCTATCAGCAGCCTCATCAACTTGCTTTTCACTTGCCACCTTTTTACCCTCAATTTCCTCAGTTTCCAGTCCGTTGGTGATCAGCCCCTGCTTAAAGTTCTTAATGGCCTCCTCTGCATCGTCACCGTCTGCAATAGACTTAGCCAGCGTATCACGGAGATAGCTGGGGATCTTGTGAGTTTCCATCAGGCTCTGGATAGTTTTGGTACGCTCACCCTTAGCCTTGCTGTCTTTAAGCTCTTTCAGCTCCTTTTCCTGGGCATCCAACTTATCCAGAATAGCTTTCAACTCAGGATTACCCTGGGGATCAGGCTTGGGATCTGGCTTTGGATCAGGTTTAGGATCTGGTTTGGGATCGGGTTTAGGCTTTTGTGCCCATCTGGTAGCTTCACCCTGGCTTTCATCAGCCACGGATTTGATCAGATTTGCAGCCTCTTCAATCGCTGCCTCATCAGTAGAATCATCCTCAATGCTGCCACCGAGCTTTTCGGTTATCGCTTTAAGGTACTTCTCTGAAAGTCCAGTGTCTTTGCACAGACTTTTCACCTTGTCAAAGAGTGTCTTGTTCATACGTTATAAAAGTTGC